TTCTGGTGGCAATATAACATCATTAAACAACATTCTTCTAATTTGTGTTCTATGATCTTGTATTGTTGATTCTGTAACATTTAATTGTCCTCCAAACTTTATAGGTTCTAAAGGCTGATCAACTGTTAGCACATCTCCAGGAGTCAATCTCATATTACTAAAATTAACTGCTGTGTCTGATGACACCTGCCATGCACCTAAACTCAAATATGATGCGGCTTGCATAAAAAGAAATACTGCTTCATTAACTACTCTTATATGCGGTAATGCGGCACGAATTGGTGATTCACCCCATGTATCTCCTACAGTTTTTCCAAATCTGAAAACAGTAAACATAGGTACTGGCATTGTTGTTTGTTGTACAATGTCACCTTGCTTACCTACTTGTACTACGTAAGTATATTCTTTATCAAATGGTTTACGAAAACAACTTTCTAAAACTGGATATTTTTTATATGGGTTATCACTACAAGATTTTGCAAAATCTTCACCTATTTTTTCAGCATAATTTTCTAAAATATATTGTCCTGAAAGTTCGTGTTCTCTGAATACTGTATCTATTTCTGCTTTAGCATTATCTAAAAAATATAATTGATAACTTGGAATTGCTATAAAATGTAGATTTTTTTCTTCATAAGTTCCTATACATCCTACTCCAGAAATAATTGCATCTGTAAGTGCTTCTCCAGCCGCTACATAAAAGTTTGAATCTTTGATTGTTTTGAATACTGTTCTGTTGGCTATATCTAAAGCCATTTTAACATCACTCGCGGCAGTTTCTTTTAAATCTTCTCTAACTGAAAGTGTTGCCCATTGTTGATTTTGTGGAATTAATAAGTTTAAAATTGTTGATACTAAATTTTGTACACCATCTGGTGCACTTGAATCATAAATTTTTGTTCTGTCAGTTTTGTTACTTTGTGATCTGTAGATATCTCTATTTGGTTTTGTAAAACTAAATGCTTCTGATATTTCATCTTCATGAACTTGTCTAGCATCTTTGGCCAATTTAAAGGCTCTTGCGATATAATCTTTCATATTTTACTATGTGTTTGATATTTGAGCAGTGATATCAGCACCTAATGGAGCAATAGTGTAAGCACCTTGACCTACATCAGTAGCACCAAACAGGCCTCCAGCGATATCCCTTTTTGAAATCAAACTTGATCTCCCTTTTCTACTTGCACTTGCTCTAATTTGTTTTCGTTTCGCTTTTCTTCGTTCCGCTTCTAATTGTGCTGTTGATCTTTTTTCTGCATCTGCTTGAAGTGATCTTTGTACTTCTAGTTGTTGTCTAGCCATGTCCGCAGGATCAGGCATCTTTGGCATTCCAAATAAATTTCCCACTAGTATCCTCCACCAAGTAATCTAATAACTTGATTTGATGATGCTGTTGGTTGTAATAAATTTTTTCTTGCACCCAATTGTTCTGGATCTGTAATTCCTAATGGAGATCTAGATTGAATTAAAACACCTCTACCTCTTCCAGCAGATGTTCTTTTTCTACCTCTTCTTCGTGTGCCTGCCATTGTTGCAGGTGAAGCGGTAGGTGCTGGTGGTGGGCTATAAACTGGTGGTGGTGGTGGTGGTGGTGGAGGTGGACTCCAACACATTGTTTCTGCTACAGGACCGGTGTATTCAAATGATTCCTCATCTAAAATATTAAAATCTTTGTCCCAAACTAGTTTTGAATAAATTTTCATAATCTTGTCAATCCTTTTCGCGTGTGTGTTATTATATAATAAAATTATAAATAACTTTGTCAGTCCAATTATTTATCTGGAAAGGTTATTTGTTCAACTTAAATGACGCTCCAGCATTAGAAAGCGGGTTAACTATCCGCGAAACTTTAGATACATCTACGGCCATATTTGGCAAATAATTTATTGCTTCAGCAGTAGCATCAATGGTATCATCTTTGGCACGTGGTTGTGGAAAAGATTGTAACTCATCTAAAAATGGTGTGTTCTTTATTCTTTCGTGCAAATACATTCTTCCAACTTTTATAATTGGTTCTAATGTTTGTGCAATAAACACTCTTTTATTTGTAGATCTAAATCTTGGAATAACTTGTACCATTACTTTCATTGATCTCGCAACTTTACGTAACTCGTTTGCTAACGTTTGACTAAAGTTTTCCTCAACAATTATGTGTCCTAACTTGTGATAAGCACAGGCTATAATAATTTCACGACATTGAATTGTAAAATCTTTACTGGCTTCATCAACTGCTGATAAAACTTTCAAATCATGTACGAAAGTATTTCCTTCGTCGTCCCTCGCACAAATTGATAGCACAGAATTATCTCTTCCCCGTAACCCACTAGCAACGTCCCAGGCTCCGCAAACACGAGTTATATTTCTTTTACCTAATCTACAAGCAGAAATATAATCTCCAAATGGTTGTGCAATTTGTTGCCAGTCAAGTTCGTCTTCATAATATTTTATTTTTTCTAATTGGACCAAGGGCTGATAAGTTGTTTGTGGAATCAACATATATTGAGAATTAAAATCACCCTCTGTTGTTTCATTACGTTGCTGTTCAAGCCATTTATACGTAAACATTTGATCTGGATGATTTTCCCAAGCAAGATAATCTTCTTCTTTTTCTGTTGAATCTTCTTGTAAAACTTTACGTTTTCTTACTACAGGAATTTTTTTCATCATATATCCAACGTCTTCTAGATGATTGTATATTGTTGCCTCGTGGTGAGGAGTACCTGCAAGTAAAATTTGTTTTGAAAGTTTTCCAAATTCAGCAACACGTTCTTTTATTCTTTCTCGTTGATTTGCAGACACGATATTATCACTAGTTTCTATGTCATCTCCTATAATTGTTGAACTATGCATTCCTGTATATGACGCACCCAACGAAGAAACTGTAACAGAAGGATTCAAGGCCATGATCGGCCGTTCAACTGTAAAAGATTCTGCTTTCCATTGATATAATGATGGCTTCAAATGCTCAAGCATAGGATGGCTTTCAATTAAATTACGTATGAATAAACTATTCCGTAATGCTAAATTTCTTTTTGCAGATATTAGTAAGCAAGTCCAATTGGGATCAATTAAAAGTTTCCAACAAATAAAGGCCCCCAAAATATACGATTTACCAGAATGACGAAATGCTTGTAAAATTCTTCTTGGGTTATCGTCAGTTGCTTCTAACCATTCTGCTATCTCTAAATGTATAGGTGGAGTTTTAAATTGTGATACAATGTTTAATGTATCTAAAAAAACCTTGAATGATATTTTCATTACTCATTGCTTTTTGCTATTCTCTTTTCAGCCATTTGAATAAGTTTTGCGGCTTTGCTTTTTTCTTCTACAGTATTAGTACCTGTTGGATGAATTGCTGAACTTGCCGCTTGAGCCAAATATTTTAGCATCATGAGTTTAGATCGCTTACCGTTATCTAAAAATGTAGATTTCTTTACATAATCTTTGTCTGACTTATCTGGATATGGACAATCAAATAATTCTTTTGCTTGGTCCATTTCTTTATCCCAATAGGTATCAGCAAATGTTTTTACAATATCTAGCCACTGCTGTTCTACGCGGTTCTTCATTAGTCTTTACCCTCTATATCTGTTCCTTTGAAGGGATCTCGTGAAGCACCTCTTTTTGGACCATTTACTTGATTAACGGTTTCAATTTGTCTTATGTATTCAATTAATCTATTGTGTAGTATACCTATGCCTGCTAGTTCGTTGGCTTTGAAAGCACCTCTTTGTGAAGCAATATCTATTACTCCGCACATGGTTTTGTAATCGTTGATTGTGATTTCTATTTCTTGTTGTTTCATTTTACATTTTCCTGTTCTGTTATTTTAATGTGTGCTAAATCTACGTTAAAACCTTTGCAAGGAATTTTGAAGGAATCTAGCACACAACTTATTAAGTACGAATTTAAGCACGTGTTGTGTCAAATTCAATTGTATTTACTCCGTTACAGTAAAGATATCATAAAAGGTACCTTTTGGATCTGTATTTGCTGTATGTTGTACTATATTAATTTGGTAATCTGTTGCTACAAATTTCTTTGCTGGCAAATAATTAGTACACCAGTTTTCAACTCTATCAAGTGAAGCATTAAATCCTATAATTTGTGCTTTACTAAACCACGCAGTTTTATTACTACCTCTTTTTGAATAAAATTGATTTTGTATTTGTGCCCATAAGCACATACAACT